AGCCTCATGAACGGAAAGAACAACATCCAGGCTGATGTGTCTAAGCAAGACAGTTCTCACACCGCTGCTTTCCTCTATGCTTTTCTTTTGATTTGCAAAGATTGCGGCATCTCTGATGAGAAGCTAAATTTTTATCTTGCTTACGCATTGCGCTACCGTTTCCGTTCGCGTGGTGTCGACGCTACCAAGAGCTCCGTCAGTTTTAACCTTGGCTCTGGCGACCCCTTCACCCTCATACGCAACAACGTCATGGAATTGTGCGTCATAGCCTGTCGCTATGCTGACGCAAAAACCATGACGATTGTGGAGAAGGGTGACGACGTTCACGGGGTGATTAACTCGCTGGCTGCACACCCTCTGGCCACGCTGCCTTCCATAGCCAAGGTCAAGCTCACCGTCGACTTCGGAGTGGTAGGTTATCACGCCGGCCGTTTCCATTCCGGGCATCGCTACCTGGTTGACCCCGTCCGCGCCTTCCTCAAGCACTTCACACGGTTAAGTGACCCGAATGTAACGAACACCATACTCTACACCAGTTACATTTCGAGGGCCACTGACTACAGCGAGGAGGAAGTCGATTTCCTACTTAATGCCTGCCAAGTGCATTACCCTCATTACTCTAGCGATCAAGTCGCTTTGATGATTAGGACGATGCTTGCATTGAGGGACCGCACAGAGTTCGAGAAATACTCTGTGCTGAGGATCAGGCCGCATGTGGTCAGCGTCGACACCTACGCCGGGTGTGCCGTCAACTGCGTCAGAGCTGTTAGACCCAACAGACGTAAGGACTACTACGATCAGTTCAAGCATCTGTCTCCGTCCGCTCTGTTGCAGTTGATGCGCGACGAGGGTATCGCTGCCAAGCTAGCAAAGCCTGGTGAGGACGTCGACCGTGGTGTGATTGCCATTGACGGCACACACTGCCGCGTAGAAGTGGATATCGGGACCTTTAAAACACCTCCGAATCCGCACGAACACTACGACAGCAATGGCCGCCCCAGCAACCACCTCCGCCCCTACCGCCGTGACCGTCTTTCCTTGTGCCGCCCCGGTCGTGATGCTGCCCGAGAAGCAGGTGGCAGTGCAGTTGGGCTTCCGTGACCACAAACAGGTCAAAATGCTCCTGCGTCTGTTTTCGCACGTCGTGCTTCACTCTGTGAAGTTAACTGTGATGCAGATGGATGAGCCTGTAGACACGGAAGTCTACACTCGTGAGGTGTTTTCCTTTGGTTTGGCCCCGCGCGACACGTCTCACACGGTCGCAAATTCCTCTGTGG